GATATTCCACAAATTTGAAAACTAAATAAATGCCGCTTGAAATACGAGATACAAAACCATATTCTAGCCCATTCATTTTGCAATTGAGTTAGTCGTATCTTACTTTGGATATATAAATGTAACACTAAATATGGAGGTAATTCAAAATGGCTATCAAAGCAGATTGTTCCGGATGGGCTACTAAAGCTAATATGCGATGCTCAGATGGACGAACAATACTTCAGAACGCCTTCTCAGAGTGTGACGGAAAAACCGTACCTGTTGTTTGGAATCATGAACACAATGATCCGAACGCTGTACTTGGTCATGCATTACTTGAAAACAGAGGAGACGGTGTATACGCATACATCACTTTCAATGATACAGATTCAGGACAGAATGCTAAGAAATTAGTTCAGCACAAAGACGTAGATAGACTGTCTATTTATGCAAACAAGCTTATTCAGCGTGGTGGCGACGTAATACACGGAATCATCAGAGAAGTGAGTTTAGTTCTTGCTGGAGCTAATCCTGGAGCTGTTATTGATACAGTTATTGCACATGGAGAAGACTCAGAAATCGAAGGATACATCATGTCCGGGGAATACATCGAGAATATTGATACATTATCACATTCTGATGATTCAGAAGATAAAAAAGACGACTTGAAAGGAGAAAAAGCAGTGGCAACAGAAACAAATAGTGCTTCCAGTAAGGATGAAGACGAAACAGTAGCTGACGTATTCAATACTCTTACAGACAAACAAAAAACGGTAGTATACGCGATGATCGGAAATGCTCTTGAAGAAGCAGGAGTAGACACTGATGAAGAAGACGACAATGAAAACGTGCAGCATTCCGATGAAGATGATGACAATGAAACAGTAGCTGACGTATTTAATACGCTCACAGATAAACAGAAGACAGCAGTATATGCAATTATTGGTCAGGCTCTTGAAGAAGCAGGAGTAGACACTGACGAAGAAGATGACGAAAATGAAGGAGGAGACAAGACTATGAAATACAACGCATTTGATCAGGAAACCAACACACAGGATCAGGAAGTTCTCTCACATGCTGAGCAGATGGATATTTTAACGGAAGCAAAGAGAACTAATAGATCTCTGGCAGATACAGTACTGGCACATGGAATTACAAACATCGATTACATGTTCCCAGATGCACAGAAAGTTGAAAACGTACCGGGATTTATCAAGAGAGAAGATCTCTGGGTAACTGATGTCATGAATTCAGTACATAAAACACCATTCTCCCGGGTTAAATCTGTATTTGCAGACATTACTGAAGATGACGCAAGAGCAAAAGGATACATTAAAGGAAACCAGAAGAAGGATGAAGTATTCAAGATGCTTAAGAGGGTAACAACACCGGTTACAGTTTATAAGCATCAGAGCCTGGATCGTGATGATATGGTTGACATTACAGATTTCGATGTTGTGGCATGGCTGAAATCTGAGATGAAAACTATGTTAAATGAGGAACTCGCTCGGGCAATCCTGGTAGGAGATGGAAGAACTCAGTCTTCTGCAGATAAGATTAACGAACAGAATATCAGACCAATCTGGACAGATGATGATGTATACACTGTTAAAACGGCTGTTGCTATCACAAAAGCTACTACTGAGGAAGAAAAAGCAAGATCATTTATCAAAGCTTGTATCAAGTCAAGAAAGAATTATAAAGGATCAGGAAACCCGGTTATGTACATGTCAGAAGATATGCTTACAAACTGCCTGCTTCTTGAAGATACAAACAAACGTGTCATTTACGATACTGTAGAGAAACTTGCTACAGCTCTTCGTGTAAGCAAGATTGTACCTGTACCGGTTATGGAAGATCTGTCCAGAGTTGTTGGTGCAGATACACATATCCTTGGTGGCATCTATGTAAACCTTGTGGATTACAACGTTGGCACAGATAAGGGCGGTGCCGTAAATATGTTTGATGATTTCGATATCGATTACAACAAACAGAAATATCTTATCGAAACACGTTGTTCAGGAGCACTGATTAAACCGTATTCTGCAGTTGCAGTTGAATTTGTTGGAAAGACAGCTGAACTTAATTCTGTAGCAGCTTAATTATAAGCTGTTTGGATTGAAGCGAAAAAAAATCAAAATGGAGGACTGATTATGGCTAAATGGTACGGCATCGTCGGTATTGCTGACGATATAGAAACTGAACCTGGATTTCACGAGGACAGTATTGTAGAAAAACACTATCAGGGAGACATAATCAGTACCCGTTGGAGAAGGCAAACCGCTGATCGGATTAACGATGATATTACACTTGCAAAACAGATAAGCATTATTGCCGATCAGTATGCCTTATACCATTATTCTACGATAGCATATGTGGAATACATGGGAACCAAATGGAAAGTTA